GTTCAGGATGTTGTGTGTATTGTACTTGTTCTGTTCCATCTTTTTCTGCTAGATACATCTTTCCTTTTGTTACTAAGCCTTGAACTATTCCAACATTAGGATCAGGTTCTAAAACTTCAGTTTCTGTAGAGGGTGCGTGGTTTTCATCCATAGTAACTGTTCCCTCCCAACTTACCTCATAAACTTCATACTTCCAATAACCCGCAGGTAATAAATGTACTTCTCCATCATATAAGTCTATAGTTTCAAGAGAAGAATTGTAAATAAACTGCATTTCAGTAAATCTATTATAGATTGTTACAGTTGGATAAACATAATCAATACTTCCATCCATATCGTTTATGAGCTTCACTAAGAACCTTATTTGTGTCTTAACTACAGATGTGTCTATACGATTATCTTCTGTGGATAAGTAGGCTTTAAAGTTTGATTCTGTGTATGCTTGTATCATATCTAATATATAATAGAAAAAGTCTGTTTCTGTTTGGTTAATAAAAGAAAAAGGTGGCAATTACGCCACCCTAATCAAGAAATATATAAAAGAATACTAATTAAGATTAAGCCCCTGTAGTAGGGAAAGTTGCTGCTTCATTAATAAAACCTGTTTGATCCCAAGGAACTGTAGTGTAATCTTCTAAGAAAGCGAAAGGAATAGGCTCTAAGCCGTCAAAGTTAAGAGTGTATCCGTTTCTATCACCGAAATTTGCTCCGCTATCCATAGTACCTGCGTTAAGTTCCATTCCGTTAGACATTCCTAATGCAATAAATACATTATGTCCGTTAGTTAAAGTTTCGTTTAATTCTGCAAAAATTCTTACCTTACTTTTTGCTAATAATTTAATTTCGTTTTGGTCTGCTTTTGTAAGTTTATTAAGCATAATATTTACAGTTGGAGTATAAAAAATAGTTCCGTTTTCTCTACTACCTGTAATTGTATCTGTAATACTAGCTACGCCAAGAGGCATAACATACTCATATATAGTAGTAGCGTTCCAATCAATTGCGTCAATTTCTAAAGGATTAGTTGCGTCATAAGTGTAAGATACGTCTTCATCAAATACAGAAAAGAATACTTTTTTTACCCCCCCCGATATGCGATTACAGTCTAAACCTCTGCCGCGTGTAAGTGCTGTGCAACTCATTTTGTTTTATTTTTTAGGTTAAGGGAGGAGAGGTTTTACCCCCTCCTTCCGTATTATTTATTTAATTACGATACAAGTACAACGTCAGCTCCAATACCTACTTGAACACCTCCACTATAACGAGCTAGTAATCTAATGTTATCTGAACCATCCAAAGTAGCCATATCTAAAAGGTCGATTCTACTAGTTTGGTCGCTTAACAAGTCAGTACCAAAGAATAAGTTACTTCTTTCTGCTGCTACTAAAACGTCATTAGACATTCCGTTACAAACTGCAATTTTTATTCCTTCAAATACTGCATCATAGTCTCCATTCATAGAGTAAGCATTTACATATCCTAAAGTAGAGATAGCTGAAATGTATAATCTGTAAGACTTAGGACTCATATAGATATATAAGTCTTCTTTTGTGTAAACTGTTGCCGGGATAGATGCTGTACAGTTTTGTAAGTTTTCAATGATGTTTGTTGCTGAGAAAGCTGTTCCTGCTCCACCTACATTAGCTACATCAACTACAGTGTTACCTGCTTGTACTAATCTACCAACTGCTCCTCCTGTTACGAATCCTGTAAATTCTCCTGCTGTTAAGTCATTTCCTAACCATATAGAGTTTTCTGTTGCATCTGCAATAGTTTCTCCAATGTAAGAAATTACATAGTCAGAAAAAGATGCAGGTGGTGGTGCTCCTGCTCCTGCTCTCATCTCTAAAGCTTCCCAAGAAGAAAGTAAAGTTTGCTTACATAAATCACTTTGAACCATTAAGTTCTTAGGCTCTAGTACTGCCTCAGTCATTGTAAGTGTTCCTGCTAAGTTTACATCACAAGATGCGTCTTGTACCATTGATGCTGTTGCCATTTTTTGAATGTTAGACTTAAACTTGATATTTTCTATCATTGTTAAGTATTCCATTGAGTTTGCTGAACGAAGTGCTTGCGAGATGTAGAATCCTGCTGCCTTCCCTGCGTAATTTGATGTTACGTTTAAAGCCATTGTTTTTTTTGTTTTTAGTTATTGTATAAGTTATAAAGGTATTTTTCCCTTCTTGTTAATTTTGATAATTCTCTTTTAGATAAAGAAACTTTAGCAGCTTCTGAACTAAATTTATTAGTATCTAAAGGTGCTGATGCAGGAGATTCTGCTAATTCAGTCTTTAGTTTTTCGTTTTCTTCTTTTAACTTAGTTAATTCATCCTCTGCTGAGAACTCAACTACTTCTGTAGTCTTAATAGATTTAGGGTTTGTAGAAGGCTCAACTTCTTCAGCCATTTCTTCAACTTCTTCATCCCCTCCTACTTTATCTTCTTTAAGTTTAGCTACAGCATCTTCTAAATTTTGGATTCTTTTCTCCATACCTTCCCAATCTTCAACTTCAGCTAATTCTTCAGTAACTTCTTCAGTCATTTCTTCTTCTTCAACTTCTTCTGTTTCTGATTCTGATTCTATTACTTCAGCAACAATACCTTCTTCCTCAACTCTGAAAGATACTCCTTCTTCAGTCTTGTAAGTTCCAACAGGTAATAAGATAGTAGTTCCATCTTCAGTTAAAACAGAAATATCTACTCCTGCTTCTAATTCTTCTGCCGTTGAAACGAAAATAGTTCCGTCTTCTGATTTTGACTGCCAAGCCATTGTTACTTCTTCGCCTTTATCAAGACCAAGTGCTACCAATATTTGATTCTTTAAATCCATAGTTCTTTTTTTAATTGTTTGTTATATAATAGAATAGTTAGTTGTTTGTTTGATTTTCCTTAATTATTTCATTAAGAGCTTTAAGTATTTCTTCATTGGTTGGTTGTTTTTCTGACATCTTTTCCATTTTGTCTGCAAAGTAGCCTTCTATACTTAAGCCTTTTAATTCTCCATCTTTTATCTTTTGCCAAAGCTCGTCATTCTCTATCTTCATTTTAACAAACCAAGTTCCGTTAGGTAAGTCGTAGCCAAACATTTTAGACTTATCACTATCACCTTCCTTAATCCAAGATTCAACTGTTAGAACGCCTGAAACTCTATCTTGGTGTTGGTATGTAGCTTTATGATGATTGTTATGTCTTAGGTACAATTCTGAAGCCTTACGGACTGTTTCTTTTGAAAAGTAAACATAGTAATCTGAATCAGTATTTGGGTCGTGTCTAAAGATTTGCTTGTTTGGGATAAGTGCAGGACTAACCAACATTCTTTTCTCCTCATCTACTTTAGCAAAAGTCAAGTTGTTTTTCTCTTTACCAAAGAATACAAAGTCTTGTTCTATCGCAGGTGAAGTAACTAAACTGATTGCATCTATAGCTAGTTCCTGATTATCGTCTTGTATTATTAATTCTACAATTTTAGTTTCTTTCATATCTTCGTAATAGTCTTTATTATCTTCTTCACATTCAGCAACTGTGTCGTACTTACAGCTTCCTGTCTTCCCCCATTTGTATTTTCCGTTTTCACATTGTTCGCAAGGCATAGTATAGTCTTTGGTATATAATAGATATTAAGTTAGTTTATTTGATTTTAGATTGTAGCCCTTCTTCTTATATTAGCTAATTGATTTTGACTATTTGTCATTTCATCCGTTACTACATAAGCTTTAGTCGCTTCAGGTTCTACTCCTCCACTTATATCAAAAGCTCCTGACATCATTTGTGGTGCAGGTGTTGAAGAAGCTGCTACAGGACTTCCTGCACTTGCTCCTGCTCCTGTTGGACTAGTTGAAGCAATTTTAGATAATGCTGCTGCACCCATTACCCCTGCACCTATAGCATTTGCTAATCTAATAGGATAAGGTAGTAATTTATCAGCTACAGATGTTGCTCCCATTGCTGCCATTATAGCTTGTTGAGTTTGAAAAACTGTTTGAGCCATTGCTACTCCTTTTGATAAAGCAACATTCTCTCCTGCTAAAGCATTTGCTACTCCAAAGCCTGTTTTAACTAATCCTATTTTAGCATTTTCTTCAGCTTTTGCAATATCTATTTTTTCTTTCGCTACTCTTTTTGCTTCTGCTATTTCTTTATCTGCTGCTATTTTATCTAAAGCTGCTTGTTCTTTTCTTATTCTTTCCTGTTCTTTATTCCATTCATCATTAGCTTTGATTTTAGCATCCCATTCTTGGTCTATAATATCTTGTTTTTCTTTTGCTCTAGCTTTTTCTTCTGCTAAAATCTCTCTTTCTAAAGCATTCACCTCAGTAACTACCCTTCTTCTCATTTTAATAGAAGCAGTTTCTGTTGCTATTAATTCTACTTTTAACTGAGCTAATCTTGCTTCATCTTCAGCTGAATTTTCACTTAAAGCCATTTCTTCTTCTTGAATAGCTAGTCTTTCCCTTGCTAATTCTAATTCTCTCTTAGTAGTCTTTTCTTCAAGTTCTAAAGCCTTTGTCAAGTTATCTAACCTTTCTTTTGCTGACTTTGTTTCATCTTCAGCAATCAATCTAGCTTTTTCTATCTCTTGTCTAGTAGCTGCTTTCTGTATCATAAACTCATTATCAGCATCTCTAAGTTCTTGTGTTCTTTTCTTTAAGTCCACCATAGCCTTTACTTCCTTCCCTATTTCATCAGTTATTCCTGAGAAAATACCTTTAGCTACTTCTCCTGCTTCTTTAAATTTACCACTAAATACTAAAGTTATAATTTCTCCCATACGAGAAAACCTGTCCGTCAATACATCAACAGTTGCACCCATAGCAGTAAATGCTTGGCTTAATTTATCAGCACCTCTTTTTGTATTTGTAAAGTAAGATACTAAAGAGCCAATAAGAACTACAAAAGCACCTATTCCTGTTGATATTAAACCTGCCTTAATAGAACCGAACATAGCTTTTGCTGAAGTACCTGCTGAAACAAATCCTGCCTTTACTGAGTTTAAAGACACTCCCATAACTTTAAATTCTGCTGCTGCGTTCTTTGTATCTTTAGTTACATCACCTATATTAGATTTAACCTCTGCTTCTATTACCACTTTATCTGCCATAATTTTATTTTTATATTGCTATATTTGTTGCTAATTCGTGTAAGTAAACTGTTGCCGTCCATAAATTATTCACTCCTGCTCTATCTGTTACTTCTATTGTTATGCTTGGAATACTACTTGTAGTTGTATCTACTATAGCCATAGTACCTAAAGCACCATCCCTTGCTATTGTTTTTATTGAATGGATATAGATAGTAAGAACTCCTGAATTATCACACCTTACTGCTCCTTTATAATTTTGATAACTAAACTCTCCAACTGCACCTGCTGTTCCTCCTGTTTCTAATCTTGTTAAATATATTTCATAACCTAATATTGAGTTTCTTTGCAAAGTAATATACTCACCGACTATGTCCTGAACATAAAGATTAGTAGGTGTTTCATCAGTCGTCTTGTAACTTAATTGAATCCTAGAACTTTGAGTATATCCTGCACCTATGTTATAAGAACCACCACCCAAGACTACTTCACCCTGTCTAATGACTTTACCCATTTTACCTGAAACTATAGAATCATTTATACCATTAGATATTTCATTACCACTTCCTGTTATAATATTATTTCTTGAAAAGCCTTTTACAGTATTACTCTCTCCCATTATTAGAGTATTGTTCGTTCCTGTTTCTGTAGAGTTTCTTGAACCCTGAATACTATTATTGATATTGGCTGTCTCTTATACAC